AAGAACAACTGGTGGGATCACCTATTTAATAATCATCATTATGATTTTGCTTATGCTTATGCAGATCCTGTAATTGAGGATAAGAAAGAAGAAGAGGAAGAACTATTCAAGCAATTCTTTGAACTTAGGATTGGTAGATTCTTTAGGAGGATCACTAGACCTTTTGATAAAGTTATTAATTACGTTAAGAAGAAAGTAGTTAACACAGTTAAAGATGTAACTGGTATTACAGCAGCCGAAGCTGATGCTAATAGAGCTCAGAAGCAGGAAGAGCAAAGATTAAAAGATGAAACAGCTAAATACTCAGCTTTTAAAGAGCAGTCTGCTAAAGATCTAGCTTCTAGTAAGGATAAGTATGCTGCAGCTAAATCAGAGCAGGAAAGCCAGTTCGCTAAATCTTCATCAGCTCTTAAAGCAGCTCAAGGTAAACAGCAAGAAGCTGAAAGAGTAGGATCTATAACAGCTCAGTACACACAAGGTAAGAAGTCAGCAGCTAAAAGGTCTGCAAATGCTGCGACTTTAAAAGCTCAGCAACAGCAAGCCTTGATGTCTAAGAGGACTGGTAAGCAGTACAGCCCTAGAGTAGCTAGTGGTGCTGGTGTAAACATTAAAGGTCCAGGCGGTGTAGGTGGTACAGGTAAAGCAGGTTCAGAGACAAAGAGTGCTAAGAGATTAAGAGCTAAAGATAAGAGCAAGTTAAATATTGGCTAATAGATGATACCTCCTATTGATAAACAAATTGTCGATTACCTAGAAGAGGTCTATCCAGATAGAGCTCCAGATATTAGTATGGAAGAGAAACTTATTTGGTTTACTGCTGGACAAGTGGCGGTTGTACGTCATTTGAAAGATCAGTATAAACTACAAGAAGAAACAAAGTACAACTGAGGTTTTATAAATGATTGCTTGGGCTCCCATCCTGATCGGACTTTCAGCAGGTGCTACCGCATACTCAGGCTATGCAGCAGCTAAAGCCGCTAGAAAGCAAGCTGAAGCTATGCGGGCTCAAACCGCACAAGCTAGAGATAGAGCTAACAAGGAGTTAGCACAGATGCAGGCTGATGCTAAAGCTACGCAGAATCGCTTTAACATTCAGATCCAACAGTCTAGAGATGATACAGCCGAGTCAGCTAGACAAGCTGATGAAGCCACTAGAATGTCGCAAGCCAGGATGGATCAGGCTCAGTCTGCTTCTAATTTAGCTATACATCAACAGCAATTATCTGCAGCTCAAGCTAGACAAATGCAAGCGGGAGCTAATGTAAAATCTAGGAAGCGGGTAAAGCGTGGTACACCAGAATCTATGAGAACAAAACTAAGTATTGATTCAGGTCTTGGTGGAGCATCAGGTTCAGGTGGAGACGCTACTACTGGGGGCGGTTTAAATTATGGCTAAGGGTAAAGCTGAGTCTAGGTATAAAAATCTCGAATCTGAGAAAACTATCTATTTAGATAGAGCTATTGATTGTGCTAAGTACACACTACCTACTCTTATTACTGATAACGATAGGAGTAGCGGTAAAAATCTTTACACAAAGATAGCTACTACTTACCAAGGCTTAGGAGCCCGTGGTGTAAATAACTTAGCAGCGAAACTTTTAATAGCACTACTACCTCCGAATCAAGCTTTCTTCCGTCTATCTATAGACGATATGAAGCTTCAGCAGGAGATGGAGAATTATAAGGATTTACAATCTGAATTTGATCAACAGCTTTCTCTAATGGAGAGGGCAGTGATGAGAGATATAGAGGAGTCAGGAGATAGGACTGCTTTATTTGAAGCTCTTAAGCATCTTATTGTCGGTGGTAATGCTCTACTTTATATAGCTGATAACGGTACTAGAGTTTATCCTCTTAAATCATTCTGTTTAAGTAGAGATCCAGAGGGTAACGTTTTAGACATAGTTGTTCGTGAAGAGGTTAATCCTGAGGTACTACCTACAGGAATAGCACCTAAGAATATTGAAAGTAACTATATTGATCAAACTGTTTTCTTATACACCTATGTAGATTACGACTATAAAAAGGGTAGGTGTAAGTGGTATCAAGAAGCTTACGGTCAAAGGATAGGAGAAGAAGGTAACGTACCTCTTGATAAATGTCCTTGGATTCCTTTAAGGATGTATCGGGTGGCTCATGAAGCTTACGGACGTTCTTACTGTGAAGAGCTACTTGGGGATCTTAAATCTCTTGAGTATTTATCTAAAGCAATCGTTGAAGGTAGCGCAGCGGCCTCCCGAATTTTATTCCTCTGTAACCCGAATGGTACTACAAGGCCAGACGCCCTCGCACGTGCCGCAAATGGCAGCATTGTCGCTGGAAATCCTAACGACGTAGCACCAATTCAAATGAATAAGCAGGCAGACTTGTCTGTTGCTTTACAAACCATAGCTCGTATAGAACAAAGACTTAGTTTTAGTTTCCTACTTAATAGTGCCATTCAAGCTGGTACTCAAGGACGGGACCGAGTTACAGCGGAAGAAATCAGAATGGTCGCCAATGAGCTCGAAGCTGGGTTGGGTGGCATATATTCCATACTCAGTGTAGAACTACAACTACCACTAGTTAATAGAAAGATGGCTCTTATGGAGAGAAGGGGTAGCCTACCTCCTCTTCCTAAGCAAGGAGGTCAAGACGTTGTTAAGCCTCGTATTACTACAGGTTTAGATGCTCTTGGTCGTGGTAATGATAAAGCTAAGCTTATAGAATTTGTTACTACCTTGGCTCAGACTATAGGCCCAGAGGTAATGAGTAAGTTTGTAAATAATAGAGAGCTAATCCTGAGAATGGCAGCCTCTGATGGTTTAGACATTTATAAATTAATCAAATCTGAAGAGCAATTAATGGAAGAACAACAACAACAAGCTACAATGATGCAAGAACAGCAGCAAATGCAAGATCCACAAAACGATCCTGCTAAACAAGCTGCACTTATCAAAGCTGAAAATGACTCAACCAGAACTTAAGAAACCGACCAAAGCAAAGGTTGTAGAGACTGAACCTTTAAAACCTGAAATTAAGGAGCCAGTTGTTGAGAAGCCAAAAACTGAGCTAGATATTCTCATAGATAAGTTAAAAGAGGAGAAGCCTACTGTTTATGAACAGTACATAAATGCTGTTAAAGCTAAGAAATCTGTGGCAATATATCCAGATCTCTCACTAAGGATTGGTTAACTATGGAACTTAACACTGCTGGGGGAGCTTTCCCAGAGGAGACTCAACCTTATAATGAACAGGACCAAGCAATTCTTGAGGGTAAAGAACCCCAAGAGGTTAATGAAGAGCTCATTGGTGGGAAGTTTAAATCCGCTGATGATCTTCTTGAAGCTTACGAATCTCTTCAAAAGAAGATGGGGGAGCGCTCCCAAGAGAAGGAGACACCCCAGGATACTGAATATGAATCAGAGGATCAGGATGTAGAAGCGGGTGACATTATAGGAGGTATAGAGCAGCAGCCTCTCTCTGAACAAGAAGAGGGTGTAATTCTCGAAAGTATAGGAGGAGATGAAGGTTTAGACGCTATGGCTGATTGGGCTCAAAACCATCTAGATCAGGATGAGATTCAAGCTTATAACCAAGAAGTTAATAGCGGTGATTTTACTAGAGCTAGGAATGCTCTTCAATCTATGTTCTTCGCTATGCAGCAGGCACAGGGTCAAGAGCCAGAGTTAATGGGTGGTAAAATATCAGCCAACTCAGGTGATGTTTATAGGTCAGTACAGGAAGTAGAGGCTGCTATGAATGATCCACGTTATCTACACGACACTGCTTATACAAGAGATGTTGAAGAAAAAGTTAGCCGTAGTAACGTTTTAGCTCCACATTAGGCTAATATAAGTTTAGCTTATGTATGAAGTGTTGCCTCTGAGGAGATAACAACAGTGGAATGCTGAGCGTTTTTAACATTTAATCATTCATTTCGATGCCAGATTTTTCGAGCATCTCTAGGTTAGGTGGTATTAATGGCGTTCAATACAACGCTAATAGTGCCTCTGGTAACTACGAAAAAGAGAATGCGAATTTTCTGAAAATCTTTTCTGGAGAAGTCCTAACGGTCTTCAATAGAGAAACAATTTTCAAAGACTTAACTCAAAAGAGAACCATCTCCTCAGGCAAATCGGCCAGCTTCCCAATTACGGGTCGTTTTTCAAGTCGATATCACCGCCCAGGGGATTGGATCACAGGCCAAGGAAACAAAGGCATGATCGGTGAGAAAATCATCACTATTGATGATCTCCTTATCGCAGATGCCAGTTTGTATGATTTAGACGAGGCCAAACTGCATTGGGACGTTAGGTCAATCTATTCTAAGGAATTAGGAAGAGCTTTAAGTAGAGCCTATGACCAACGTCTAGTTCGTACACTTCTAACAGCTTCCGAGTCTGATGGACGTGTTGATGACTGGGATAACAAAATCTTCCAGTTGAATAGTGGTACATACGCTTCTGTAAGTACTAACACCATTACACTTTCTGCTAACTTCCAAACTGCTGAACTAGCTGATTGGGCTGTTGGTAAGGTTGTTTATGGTGAAACTTCTGGAGCCTATGCTGTTATAACAACA